AGAAAAATGAATTTACGTTTCTTACACACAATTGCAAAGTGGATCATACCCTATCGATTTCGATATGAGTTACCGCAACAAGTACTCGATGACAGAAATCATATTGTTATGACAAGTATGTTGAAGTTCTATTCAATTGACGAAATTTTAAATGTTCTGAAAAATCGTAGATCAGACTTTAGCGATGAAGCAGTTATAGCCAATTTTAAGCTAGCTGAACAGCCAAAGCATGATATACCGACTGATGATCATTTCATTCGTGCTATTGATTTAACTCGAACCATGTTTAAGCCAAGTGAAGAATTGTTTCCAATTTCATATCCAGACCTAAGGTACTACCCTTGGACTCTACCAGTAAGCGCTGAAGCGCCTTGGAATCTTAATGATTTTAAGTTCGTACCATTTCAAACTGAGTACGATTGGCATGATGAAAGATGGAGCTGGTTTAAAAATAAAACTAGCAAATATTTTACCACTAGTGAGTGGCTGAGATATAAACAAGCTATGGGCATCATCAAAGATGACAGTCCAAGATTTCACAACCTATATAACGAGATCTTCGTTTATAATAGAGCATTAATACATGAAATAAAATATGGATCAAAACAATTTTGGGATGACCAGAATAATCCTATACCATACTACTGGAATACTTTACATTCCAGATCACACGTTGTCGCACAAGATGAACCTGATAAAATTCGTGCTGTTTTCGGAGCTCCTAAACTCCTATTAATGGCTGAAAACATGTTCATATGGCAAATGCAGCGAGTTTACCTCAATCAAGAAGAGGGAAGGCTCTTGTGGGGAAGAGAGATGATGAAGGGCGGTTGGAAAAAGCTTATGACTGAAATTAATCAGCATGGCTCTCCCAACACTGTAATTAGCATTGATTGGTCACAATTTGATCGACGCATGTTATTTGCATTAATTATTATCGTCCATGCTATTTGGAGAAGTTTTTTTAATTTCACCAAGTATCAAGCAACATCTATATACGTAGACCCAGAACCAAAAAATCCCGAACATATCGAAAGATTGTGGAGGTGGATGTGTTACAGCATCAAATATAATCCAATATTGCTACCGAATGGTCAGTTATATCAATGGAATTATAATGGCTTTGGATCAGGATACCAACAAACACAATTAATGGATTCATTTGTGAATTGCATTATGATTTTAACGTGTTTATCATCACTTGGAATTAATATAAATTCAGAAAATTTCTGGATTCGTATTCAAGGAGATGACTCATTGGTAACCTTTTTTGAACGAGTTTTCGAAATCTATGGACCACACTTTTTAGATATGTTAGCTGAAGCAGCCAAACACTACTTTAACGCTATCTTAAGTACTAAGAAGTCAATGATTCAAGGACGCCTTGATGGTATTACTGTCTTGGGGTACTTTAACATGTACGGATTACCATATCGTACAGACGAAGACTTATTAAGACACTTATTCTTTCCAGAACACGACCAGGATTGGACTAGACTTGCCGCATCAGCGATGGGACTAGCCATGGCTAGTTGTGGGTGTTCGCTTAGGTTCTACAAATGCTGCAAAGACATTTGGGAAGAACTAACAATAAAGCGAAAAGTTGAACCACATTTCAACGCACTAAGATGGATGGAACGTGCAGGCATGATCGAACGCATTGAAGCCCTCAAGAAATCTGATTTTCCAGATTTTCTAACAATGAGAGCGGAAGCATGGTCAATGCCCACTCG